TTATTTCTTTTTCGTAATGCCATGAACTGTCTTTAGACTAGCGAAAGCAATTAAACAATAAGCTAAAAGTTCTGTGCCTTCTTCAGCGATGTTTTTAACCACGCGAACATAATCATCGCCCATAACATTGTGCCAAAAGCTGCCCATACCGAATAGGCGAGAGAACACCAACAATAGCATCACGCCAGTAACCAGAAGGTTCATGTGTGGAGAGGCAAGAATAAGCGCAAGCTGATCAATGGTTCGTTTACCATTCTTGATTGCGTAAAAAATGGCACTGCCTGCAATCAATAGAGCAGGGACAACCCATGCTCCGTGCTCTATTTTGTCGAACCAAAAATCCATTTCACGAATAAACATCACCGCGAAGAATGCGCTGATGAGCAGAGCCGCATGTTTAACTTCACGCTTCTCTCTTGCTAGGTAAGCAAAAGACCCAGACGCTACGACAAGCAGAATCTGTTGAAGCATCTCAGTTACTGAGATCTCACCAACATTGCCATTTAGCAATACAAAATCAATTCGAAGTGCAAGGTTTGCGACGATGCTGATCGCCAATACGACTAACGCTGTCTGGCATCGTTTATAGATCACTTGAGAAGTTGATTGCGACAGCGTGAACTCTGGGAGCTCAAGTGACATATGAGTTTGTTCTTTGGTTTTAGATTGGCTTTTCATATCAATACGGCTTGTAATATTTTGTAACAGGCTGGCATTCTATCGTTTCGAGTGTCTCCACAATGTCATGGAAATGTCAGCAATAAAACGCTGTTCAATTGGTGTGTGTGTACGGTAAACCGCTGCATTGAGGCAGGCAGTTTACGTAACGTACTAGAATTTTTTGGGCGGGGTCTTACAGCGGTGAGGCTAGAAACTCGCAGTCGAAGTGATTACTTTTCAGCTTCTTGCTCGTGGTTATTGCGGTAGTACTCCCACTGTTCAATGCGCTCACCGTCATCGAATACACAGTAAGTGGTACGTTGATTGTTTTCAGTCACCGTATCTAATTCACCATCTTGCTGAACACAATAAACCGCAGCTGGGTTAGCGACTGAAACACGTTGGCCTTCGCTATATTCTGCATAGTCGTTTGCACAACCGCCTAATACAACGGCAAATACAGCCATCAAACCAATTTTCTTCATGTTTATCTCCTACGTGATAACTCTATAATCGAATGCGTTAAGTTCTACAGAACCAAATGAGAAGCTCTATGAAATTAGTATATTTTAGATTTCAGAAAAGGTTGTCCTAATTTGGTCAAGATATTGAAATAGGTTGATATTTCTTCATGTTTAGCTGCTTTTTGGGTGTTAGATCAAGCTAAGAGAGGCCATGGTATTACGAGATTAGTACACGGACAGCTGAGGATTTTGAAGCGGAACTGACTCTTTCAAGGCAATGCATAAACTGGGTTAAAGAGCGTGGTGTTTGATGTTGTGTCACTTGTTCTTAGCCTCGAATCTATTCTCTATTATGGTATGATGCCGCCCAAATTCAGTTGAGCAGTCAGAATCATGAGACATCTAAAAACCACAATTCACCCTGATATCGATCACCTAGACAATAAAACCGTATACAAGCGTAACGCTGCCCGTGCAATTGTCTTAGATGGTGAAAACATTCTGATGCTGTACACCGAGCGCTATCACGATTACACCATTCCTGGTGGTGGTTTGGATGAAGGTGAAGATGTGATTGCTGGTATGGTTCGTGAACTCGAAGAAGAAACCGGTGCAAAAAACATTCATAGCATCAAGCCGTTCGGCATTTTTGAAGAGTTTCGTCCTTGGTATAAAGACGACGCAGATATGATGCACATGATCTCTTACTGCTACTCATGCAAGATCGATCGTGAGCTTGGTGAAACGGCTTACGAAGATTATGAAGTGAAAAATGGGATGAAACCGGTTTGGATTAACATTCATGACGCAATTGCTCATAACGAGAAGACTATGGCCGAGAGCCCTAAAAAGGGCATGAGCATTGAGCGGGAAACGTTTCTGCTGCATTTAGTAGCGAAGGAAATGCTGTAGGCTAAAAACGTTTGAAAGCCCTTTTAAACGCTAGATAACATTCTCTGTCGCCACTTTGTCGCCACTTTTTGGCGGCAAAGAATTCAGAGGATTAAAGTGAATAGCATCGCTCAGATGGCTCGGTGTAAAATGAGAATAACGCATCGTCATTGAAATATCGGTGTGACCTAAAATGTTCTGCAATACCAAAATATTCCCTCCATTCATCATAAAATGACTTGCAAAAGTATGGCGTAAAACATGCGTTCCTTGCCCTTTGGGTAAATTAGGCAATGCTCGAGTCAGCCATTTATAGACAGTGCTATATGCACAGCTAAATAAACGACCTGATGTGTCTTTGTGAATCAGTTGATAAAGCTCTTCTGATATAGGCACTGTTCTACTTCGTTTTCCCTTGGTGTTGATGTAGGTCACTTTGAATTTAGAGAGTTGAGCTCCTTTTATCTCGATAGCTTCTCGAATCCTCGCCCCTGTTGCTAGGCACAGTTTTATTATGGCATTGAGCTCTTCACTCATTGGGCTACTTTTTACTTCATCAAGTAGGTGATTGATCTGATCGACGGTTAGAAACGCCAATTCCGGCTCTGAAGTTTTAAGTTTTCTGAGATCAGCAATTGGATTTAGGCCTTTCCACTCCTTCAAGCGAATAAGTTCGTTAAACATACTTTTAAGCCAGATAAGGTCATGGTTATGTGTGGCAATAGAGATAGGTTGATTTGTTGCGAGTTTATCTTTATTACGCCCCTTATAGATGCGTTTTGCGCGGTAATGAGCAAGCATTCGTTCATTCAGCTGATTCGCGATAGGGTCATTTAAAGCTTCGCATACGATTTCCATTCTTCGCTTCGCCCTAAGCCCTGATTTGGTGTTTACACCATGTAGTTGGTACCAAAGCTCAATAATTTGAGAAAGCCTGCGATGATCCGGCTTGTCTCCCATCCAGGGCTTATCGTCAATCTCTTTCATTGTGTGAAGCTCAAAAGCCTTGGCTTCACCCTTAGTCGCGAACTTTTTACGAACACGCTTCCCCGATCGCCCATTCGGGTAACATTCGCAGATCCAAGGTTTGGTTGAGCCATCTTTTAAATTGCGGATAGACATAATAAAGCCTAAAGTAACTGTATATAAAAACAGTATAAATTGAGCTAAAACGTAGAACAATGTTTTATATCGGAAAAAAAGCACAGGTTAGACACCTTTCTCAAAGTGCTAAGAAAGTTAATAGGTTTGCTATGTATCAATCAATTCATGTGACTGCTGGTTACAGTCATTTCAAAATCAACAGTGATGGTCCAATTGGGGTAAGTAAGAAGAACCAAGGAGTGATTGATGCGCTTTTGAAGCTTGGTAACCGTTTTACGGCGCCATTTGGTGGGTTTATAGAAGCAGAGAACGTAGTGGGCTTAAAGTGGGTGAAGCTGGTCGATATTAAGTATCTGTGCACTGATGAGGAAGCCGAAACTATCGAGTATGTGATACAGAAAGACCACTATGTAGTGGGTACGTATCAAGATCGGAAGTTGTACATTTTGTTGTTTGGTGGAGAACCAAAGCACCACCAGATCAAAGGTCTTGAACAAGATGGCAAAAACAATGTATTCGGGTTGTTTTGATGTGGTAGGTGGGGCTGTGTATCGAGTAATGATTTATTGTTTTTAAATTCTATTCAAATGAAGATGCTTTAAGTTATTGTTTTTTATTGCTTTGTTTTAATTTTGTTCTCGAGTTATTAATGGGGAATATGTTCAAGTTGTTGAAGATATAAGGTAAAATGAGCGTAACATTAGAATTTGGGATAGCCCAGTTCGTAAAGGAAGAACAAAAATGAATCCGCACTCATTGCCTAAGAAAAGAGAGCTTGGAGCTTACTATACACCACCCGAGCTAAGCCAAATTCTTGTAGATTGGGCGATAACAAGACCAGAAGAAACAATTTTAGAGCCTAGTTTTGGAGGGTGTGGTTTTTTCGATAGCTGTATCAAACGATTGCAGGCCATAAACTGTGGCTCTCCAGATCAACAACTTTATGGTGTTGATATAGATAAACACGCTTTTGATATTTTGAGTCAGAAATTTGGGCGTGTTGTTGATACAAAAAAGCGCTTTATTAAAAGTGATTTTATTTCAGTTCAACCTGAAGATTTTTTGACGAACAAATTTGATGTTGTGCTTGGCAATCCTCCTTATGTTTCAATGCACAATATGACAAAAGAGCAGCGTGAGTCTTGTGACAAAATTTTACAAGCATCTCCTTTCTCTGACGTAACTATGGGGCGTAATGCCAGCTTATGGGCATTTTTCTTATTGCATAGCCTGTCGTTTATTAAAGAAGGCGGTCGAGTTGCTTGGGTTTTACCAAGTAGCTTGCTACATGCTGACTATGCTAAGAACCTCATTGATATCCATCAGAAGCACTTCAAGAGCGTAAAGCTTATTAAATTAGCAGAGCGCTTTTTTAGAAGCGAAGGGGCTAAAGAAACATCAATTATTCTTATTGCTGATGGTTTTAGCTCAGCTAAAATCAACAATGGCGGTGTTTCTGTCGATTACGTTGATACATTAGAAGAGTTAACGTTGAGTCTGACTGAAGATGTTACAAACACAGCTTTTGACTTCGGAAAGTATAAACTTGATCTACTGCCCCAATGTGTAAAAGAAGTGTATGAATCTTTATCTTCAAAAAGATACGCACATCCACTTAGCCAGTACTTAGACATAAAAATAGGTATGGTTACTGGTGCCAACAAGTACTTTATCATCGACAAAAAAACAGTAGATAAATACAACCTTCCTGAAGAATGCTTGAGGCCAGTAGTAGGGCGTTTCCCTTCATTTATTGGAGTAAAACACTGTGTTCGGAGGCAGAGATCTATCCAAAAAAACAATAAACGGGCTTACTTGGTGCACGCAACGCCGGAACAGATGCAGGACACATCTAGTCCTGTAAGTCAGTATTTGTCACAGATCACAGCTAAAGAGATTGAAGATAATCGTACTTTTAAAAAACGACCTCATTGGTTTGCTCCTGATGACAATATAATCTCCGACGCGTTTATGTCTTATATGATTCACCTTGGCCCAAGAATTGTGATTAACCAGGGAAAGATTAACTGCACCAACTCAATACATAAGATCTTCTTTCGTGATAAGAGTATGAGTGCAGATAAAAAGCTAGCCATTGCTATGTCACTACTTTCTAGTTATTCGCAACTTTCTGCTGAATTAGAAGGGAGAGCATACAGTTCTGGTGTGCTTAAGATCGAGCCGAGCGCAGGTAGAAAAATTGAAATCCTGTTAACGGATGAATGTGTAAGTGACCTTAAACGCGCTGTACCTGAAATAGAAAAGCATATTAAAAATAATTTAATGGACGAGGTTACGACTATCGTTGATAGCATTCTTATAAACAACAACCTCGTAACAAAAGAACAATGTGTTCGGTTGGCAAAAGGTGGCCACTTTTTAAGAAAAGAGCGTTATAAAGGTGTAAAGAAATATACTGATGAATGAAATAGAGCTAATTTTAGTTAGCTCTATTTTGATTATTAGTTAGCTCTATGGAGAGGCGAAGTTCTCGAACAAGAACCAAGTCGGTTTATTAACTCGTTGTAATAAGGTATCAGCCACAGTCTTTCACTTTTAATGACGAGTTCATTCCATTTTTTCTCTTTAGTTATAGTTTTACCCTTAAGAGAAAATTCTCGCAACATAAAATCTAATAACATTATGAGGTCATGAGGTTGTTGTGGGATTCTTGGGTGATCAATAGTTTGAAATAAATCATAATGAATTTTGGGATTATCGATACCTAGGTATTCAGAGTTGAATTTTCCGCCATATTGAAGATGAAACTTTGGCTTTTTGTTATCATCGTTAGTTGAGTCATAATCAAAATGAAATCGACGTAAGATGTTGTAGCCCTCATTAATCGATATAAACTTCCATTCCGCAGGAATATCAGCACATGTATCTGTATGTTCAAGAATTAAGTTCATGCATAGACTCTGTTCTACCAATATGCTGTCTTTAAATTCAATCATACCGCCAATAGAGACATGAAACTTTCTTTTATTATCTAAAGGGTTAACAAAACTAAATATAATATTTGGCTCAATCGAAAATACCTTGTTCAATTTTTTCTTATTGATAATTTTTAAGGCCATTCCGGATTGTTCTTTTAAAGTACTGATGAATGTATTTAATTGGAAATTCATCGAAACTGGAAGCTCTCCACTATACGATACTAGAAATGATGAAAACTCTTTAAGAATTTTCAAATACTCTTTAGTAAAATTAACATCAGCATTGTACACTTAATCACCCTCTATCTGTCTCGGGTTTTTGAAAAAAGGTTCTTGTTTTATCGATTCGTTGAACTCTGAACAAGATATGTGTACAGGGAGCAACTGTTTTCTATCATCGTCTATATCGATTCCTAACGCATCTGGAAATCTTTCGTCACAAACAACGCATGTAGAAAAGTCAGCATTATTTGCTGCTCCTAAGAGTGTTGCTGAGGCCTCTTTAAAAGATAATTCAGATAGTAGGTTATCTTCATCATCAAACTCCAATATACAGTCTTCAATTAAATTATCCCACCACCTGTCCTCAAGGGATTGGTTAAAGCCCCCTGAATATTTGGCAAGTTCAAATTTACTTTCAATGCCATTAAAAAAATTACGACTGATACCCAGTTTTAATGCAACACCATCACGCGAAATCAGTGGACCTTCTTTTTTAAGTAATGACTGTACCATCCACCCAAATAGTCGAATATTTAGGTTGTTTTTAGAAGCTGTTGTAGATATCTCAAAACTATCTTGACTGTTATCATTTCTGTTGTTGAAAAATTGCTTAAGGATAATATTAAAATCATCCTCAAGTTCCTCGGGAACTCCCAACAGGTTTTTAAATTTTTCTATGGTATCACATGATTTCAGTTTTCTGTGGTCCTCTATTTCTTTTCGGAATGAGCTATGGTCTTTAATAAATTCATTATTAATAAAAAGATCAAACTCACCAAACTGGTTAGTATTAAAAGAGAGGACAGATATTAGGTAAATAGGTACATCTTTACTATGGTCTCTTAATAGAGAGTATAATGATGCACCTGTTTTAAATATAGGGGATATATCGGTATCAAATTTATAGTCGACTATTATTAAACTATACTCTGAAATTTTTTCTAGTTTACATTTGAGATCGGCTTCTTTAGGTTCGATTATATCTAAATGAATTCCTTCTAATTTCTCGGCTATTTTCAGTAGTTTTGTTCTAATGTGGTCAACATCTTTTGCTTTGTCATCGATAACTAAAATTTTCATATTACTTCCCAATCATGACTTTAACTTCCGCATTCCAACCATCAGAAGGTTCAATAAATTCAACTTTACCTCTGTGCTTGCTTAAAATATTACGAACGATATTAAGGCCTAGTCCTGATCCTTTATTTATATTGCTTAATTGCTCATCCCCTAATAGGGAGGATATTGAACTATAAAGTTTTCCTTCAGGGTCATAAGTTCGAGCTTCAAAAACTTTCTCCCAATGCTCTTTACTCAAACCAATTCCGTTATCCTGAACTAACATCGTATAGTCTGAGCCAACTCTATTAATTGACACGTGTAGCCGTCTTTCTTCACTATGACTTGCAATCAAGGACTTAATACTATTTGAAAGTAAATTGATTAATACAGAATAAGCTTCTGCAGGACTAAGTTTTGGAACCTTCCAAGTTGGATTGACTTCGTCAAAAGTAAGTTCAATTTTGAATTGTTTAGTAAAAAACTTGAACCCAGTATTAACTTTATAGAATAAGTTACTGAATGATATTTTTTTCTTGGTATTACTGGCTGAATCTGAAAACACCTCGAATAGTTCAAATAAATCATCAAATGATTTTTTGTACATATCTGCGCTTATAGCCATGTTAGTAAGTTCTTTCTTTATTTCAGGGTCATTTATTTTATTTGCTATCAACTTCAATTGTGCTGATTGACCTAGTAGTGCTTGGGCTATCCCCTTGACTTCATGTGCGAATACAAATAGTAATGGTGCTGTAGCTGAAACAGCTCTAAGTAACTCAGTTTCTGCCTCTAAAGCTTCATATTGAGACAGCGCATATGCTTTTGCCGTACTATATTGTTCTTTACTTAGGTTAATCGTTGGAACCGTCGTATTTTCAGGATCTTGAACATTGCTTGCTGGGTCATGTCTATCTTCGCTGAATTTAGGAATCAATGGAGATAGCGTTAAGTTCTTTAGATCAGGTTTGAGATTTGGTTCGGGTGTGAGGATATCCTTACTTTCTACTTCATCGACGACAGAGGTTAATGTTTCTATTGCCTTTGTGAACCTACTCTTGTCATCTTCAAATGAACTTCCGACTGACTTTTCAAAACGAATTGCAACAGCATTATGTTTTTTCTTTCTTTCTCTAATTAGCCATGCTTCATAATTAATAGTTGCCCAGTCTAACGACATTCGAATAATATCTTTAAGGTTGCTAAAGTTATCGCTTGCAACTATACCTTCACGGTCCATTTTGACTTCAAAAGCATTAACAGCTTCACCTTGAATGACAACGTTGCCAATCAATGAGCGAGTCCCGGGATGGTTGAGCATCGCTCGGGTTGGCGAGCCAATTCCCATCTGTTTCGCTACATCAGATAGCTCAGGGTAATCACTTGGTCCTCTTCTTCGTGAAATATCATGAGAGATACGAAGCCAATCATCACCTTCAGAAACTTCACCGTAAGGGTATACCCTAAATCCATTGAGGTAGACCTTGATTCCAGAGTAAAGGTTATGAATGTCCTTGACGGTCCCTCCAGTTAATAGTGTTGGTTCTCTATGAGATTCCAAATTATCACGTGACTTTAAGGGAATAATATAAATGTTGAACGTTATGCCAGATAAAGCTGGATATTTAGTTGAACTAGCTGAATATGTTTGTGTAGTTGTCCCTTTACTATCCAATGTAAATGATACAGCCCCGTTCTCATCAATAGAACCGGTTAATGTTCCCCAACCTGCAGATAGAAGCGTTTTATCTATTTTAAACTTGGCTTCGCCAGTAAGGTATTTAAACTCTTGTGCTGTTACGGTAGCTTCGAAACCAGGGTCTTCGGGATATCCCTTTCTTCTTGCCGGCTCTGCTATCGAAATCAAATTGACACTTTTTAAGATCATCTTGAAGTCGCGCTCAGTGATATGTTCTCTGAGCCCTTTTAATTTAAGTGTCGTTCCTTCTTGCCCTGTTAGTGTAGTAAAAGATTCGTATTTACATTTAACATTAGCTAGAGACTGGCCTGGCGAAAAATCATCCCATTCAAAATGCACAGTGGTGTTTTCATAATTCCCATTAACTTGCGCGCAAGTTGAAAGTTCAAGCCTTTCAGCTAAACGTTGGCATGCAAATCGTCCAATCCCTTTATTTCCAGTTACTGGGCGACCATACTTTTTACTTAAAGGGTTTTCTCGCTTGTTACTTGTCCCTATAGTCATCCAGTTATCTCTAACTGTTTCAAAATCCATTCCAGTACCTTCATCTATTATGATGAGTTCTGAAGTTTTCAAACTTTGACCTGTCACATCCACTAAAATGACGTCAACCAATGGGCTGTCAGCATCGTATGAGTTTTTAATTAGCTCAGATACACCAATATGATTCCGACTAACAAGCCTTTCTCCGAGTTCACGAATAAGCTGGGCATCTACATCAAAGGCAAAGCTATCAGATTTGAATGCAAACTTTTCTGTCATTGAATAAGCCCCTTATTGATTTGGTAGAAAATGCTTATTTGCAAGCGCGAGAATAATTCCTGCGATGCTAGTACTTTGAAACAGGGAATATGTATAGAAAATACCGTTATTCATATTGCCGAAGTAGAGTTTCCCAGTTTCTTTGGAGTGTTTCTCTTCTTTCAAGTGCAGCTGAACCCTGTTACGCACGACTATATTTTGTTTATCTCGCGCCCACATAGGCTTCAATAGCGATTTTTCTGTATCGTTTAAAACAAAATACATGCGTAAATTGGTGAAAACTAACCAGCACTGCTGAGTATCGCTCTTGAAAAGTAGTAGAGCATCAGCATTTTCTATATTTTCGTTGTTGCTGAACTTTTCAAAGCTACGGATTGATTCGATAACTTGCTCTTTCTTACTAAAACTTGAGCGCCCTAATAGAAAATTTAACATGATTTACTCCGTTGGAACTTTTTCTAAAGATAATTCTTGGTTTGCTGATGAGATAAGTCTTGGTAATATTAAAGGCCAGCCAGCACCGACAAAAATGCAAGCTGTTCTGCTAATTTCGAAAATACCAGCACCTGAACCCATCAAACCGCCAATTCCTGCACCAATCCCCCACAAGATTATCATTCCTATTGCTCCCCAACCTTTATAAGTTAGTTTCAGCGAACTAGCTCTATTTGTGCCCTTGGATGTACAAAAGTCTAGAAGAACAATTAGCAGCCCGTAGATTGAGCTAGCAATCCCAAATTCGATTAGAGTGTAGCTTTTGTTAGTTGCCGCACCCGTAAAAGCGAGCTCAATAGCAAGTGTTAATATATCACCCATCACTTCTTCTCCATCACTAACGCCACTCTACCCACAACTCTCACTTCATCTTCTTCGACTGTTAGAGTCGAGCCGTTAAAGCTGATGGCTAGTTTCTTACCAGGTAAACGCTGAATGTCGTTTAGAGACAGTAGGCCGTCCATATCCACTAAGTAAGTGCCGCTAACTGCTTGGCGAGATTCTTTATTAACTAGATACGTATTCTGACCATCTTTAATAGCCATCACATTTACGACGCCAAGTTCATTTAAGAGGGCTTTATCAAAAGACAACACGCCTCTGTTCTTGAGCTTTCCATCTTCGACAGCAAAACAATCTATATCAAAAATCAAAGTCTCATTTTCGAACTTGTTACGATGTGAGTTCACTTTTGAGTTTGTGAAAGGCTCACCTTCATCTAGTAATAACCAATTAAGAGATACGCCTAGCTTCAAATGAGCTCTTATCGCAATCTCATGAGGTGTGAGATCTCGCTGGCGCCACGTTGCTAGCGTTGATTTTGGGATGCCAAAAATCGCAGCAAGCTCTTGTTGTTGCTCGGTTTCTGTGACTTTCATCAGTTTTTTAAGAAAATCCTTACCACTTACATAGTCAGGAGATTCGATTTTTAGTTGATCAGATTGCATTATCGATCCATAATCGCTTTGTCGAATCGGGTGAGCGGCAACTCAATAGCCCGAAGTAATACATTCAATAACATAACAGGATATCACTATGCTCTCATATCAAGTAGTCCTAAATACGCCTTTCATGACGTATGACCAATACTCTCAGTTCTCTGGAATGCCTAAGCGTACCATCATGGATTGGGTAGCCGATGGCCGCTTACCTATTAAAACTAAAGCAAAAGGTAAAGAAACTCCTCTTATCAATATGATCGCCTTAGTAGAAATGGCGACTCGTGAAGCTATGGAAAAGTTGGGGTAGGCCGTCATGCGTTTGTCTTCCCTAATTCCAACCAAAGAGTATTGCCCGTTATGGCTCAATGTTCTTGGTTGGGGTTTCGTTTTCGTCCCGTTTGTCTTCAATTGAGTATTGGTTATGAACAAAATTGACTCAATGTGCGAATTCCGTGGCTCTAAACAAAAGGCATTTAACGAAGCGTGTTGTGCATTTGCGAACTCGGAGAACATGACCAGGTTAGCAAAGGCCGTGGATATGAATGCCACTATGCTGCGCAATAAGCTCAACCCAGAGCAGCCGCACATCCTTACCAGTGTAGAACTTGTGATGCTCACCAAGGCGAGTGGCAACTTCACCATTCTTAATAGCCTTTTGCTTGGCCTCGGGGTGGTGACCGCACAAGTCCCCAATGATGCGAGTGAAGAAACCTTCATTAAACGCGCATTAGAAAACGCGATGCACTCTGGTGACTTGTCTCGTATGGCTTTAGAACATGCAGGACAAGATCGCCTTAGTCGCACTAACAAACACATCATTATCCAAAAGGCACAAGCGGGTATTAGCAACCTTGTGCTTCTTATCAACGATATAGAAAGCCGCACAAAAGGCGTTTCCCCATTCTTAGCTATGAGTGTGGATTTGGTCGCTAATGGTTCGGCTATTCCCGGCTTAAGTTAGAGGAAAATAGTATGTCAGTTGCAACAGTCGAACATTCAAACCTAGATGTACCACCACTAGAAAATCCATGCCCTGATTTGCCTTGTTGGTCTTTGAACCGTGAGCAAAAAGAACGTGGCCTTTCTGCATTACAGCGCACGCGAAGAGAACTTGGAGAGCGCCAACTAAAGCCACTTCGCTCAAAGCGTGAAGAGTTACAGGCTCAGTTTTCTAAGAGTGATTGCCGCGCTGAACAAATGCGCCTTTCACGTGAAATTAATCGAATTGATGCCAACGCACAGGATGTACTTTCGCGCTGGTCATAACCCAGTTACACCCAAGCAAACCTAGCCACTAGGCGTTATGCCTACACCCTTTATCCCTCTTTGATTTAAAGAGGGAGGGTTTTTTATATCCAATATTTGAGGAATTGATGATGAGTAATATTGAAGAACATCTATTTAGTCAGTCTTTTAACCAAATCGCTGAGCGTTTTAATTCAAGCAATCAAGAGCAGCAACACCAAGTTCTTATCCAGCTCGATGCTATCGCGAAGAAGCAAGAACCTATCGCTACCCACCGCTCTCAAGAAGAAGTCTTAGCCGATATCAAAGAAGCAATGGAAAGCGATCGAGCTCGAGTGTTCTTTGGCTGTTCATTCCCAAGCTGGTACCGCAACGGTTCGATTGAACAAGTTTCACAGCTTCACCATTGGGCGAACTTGGATATGAGTAACCGCCACCTGTTTCTTGAAATGCTTGGCCTCCGTGACTTAGGCCATTTTGATGATGAAGCGTTATATCAATTCGAGCAGTTCTGTTTATCGGCAGTGGGGGCGTGAGCATGAAATTACATGAAGTGAAAACCCAATCAGAGTTTTTTAACGAAGTTCGTTCAGGTCGTAAAACGGCTGAAATTCGAGTTAATGATCGTAACTATCAAGCCAACGATGTGCTGATACAGCATGAAGTAGACAGCCAAGGCCATAAAACGGGTGTATCACTGGTTCATGAAATTACGCACGTACTGCAGGGCGGTAAGTTTGGCTTAAGCAAAGAGGTGTGCGTTCTTTCTCTTTCAAATTCATCTCATTTAAACAGTGTGATTTTGATGGGGCATTTACGAGACCGTTTAGTTGAAGCTGCCGACTGCATGGAAGCGGGTATTGACGTGGTTCGAGAGGCCGGACTCACAACCGCTGATCTAGAAAGACAGATTCAAGACTCACGCTATTTTGCTACAGAGGCAACGTCTCTACTTAAAAAGTTAGGGGAGGAGGCTGCATGAGCACTATCTCTGTTTATCAGAAAGACTTGAACCACGCGTTGCGTTCAGAAGGGTTTACTACTCGCAAGATTGAACAATTCATGCGTGTTTTCAATATCACAGAAACTAGCCAGGGCGATGTGCTGAGCTTGGACTCTACTCGGGCATTACTTGTGAATGTTAACGGTACTGAACAGGGACTCTGTTTAGAGGATTTCATTACCGCTTGGTGGGCTTTTTGGATTGTGGTTTACAACACGGCTTCTGACCGAGATATCGCAAATCAAGCTTTAGGAGCTGTTCGTGCACTGTTCTTTGTGTCGGTTTGTAATAAATCCACTTCTCAAACTACTCAAATGCAAATGTGGTGGCGTGATATGGCCGATGAGCATGGCTACCCAACTGTGGAGGCTTGCTGATGTTGAGTTATGTAGCAGTTGCCCTGAATAGCGGTGGCGGCGTCGTTCGCCATGATGAAACCAACGAAGTGAAGAACGTGTTGCTGGGTGAGTTTGACTCACCAGAGCCTGCGATTGATACGGCTTGCGCGCTGTTCAACTGCCAGCATGTTTTGAACGGGGTGATTATCAAAGGTAATCACACAGGTGGCCACATGATCATGGATACACAGGAGCTAACTGCGTTATGACTCATCAATGTGAATACCAAGGTTGTAAGGGTGTGAAAGCCATTGCTGAAAAGTTCGGTATTAACTACTCCACCTTATTGAAGCGTTTGCAGCGAGGCTTTGATATTGAACAAGCAGTCACAATGCCTCGTTGCGCTCAGGTTGCTCAAGTCAAATATGAGCACAAAGGGCAACAGGGGATGCGAGCTATCTCTAAATTGGTGGAAATTTCTGAGGCCACTCTATATGGCCGTTTGTCTGAAGGGATGACTTTAAAAGAAGCCATTGAAATGCCTAAACAGAAAACAGGTATGAGCGAAGAGCAGCGTAAAGCCAATCAAATCGGTATTAAAAAACCTGATGCTATGTCTAGCAGTTGGGCTACAGCATTAGGTGTTCAGTTATGAGCGAAGCACAGAAAGTTGCGGCTGAAGCACCTGATTATATTGAAACCCTATTAGTAGAGATGCTGGAAGGTGATCACCCAAATAATGAAGTGCTGTTAGGTACTTTGCTATCTGGTGATGAGTCTATCCAGGTTCAATTGAAAATCACGCGCAACCCCACAGATTTTTTGGATGAGTGTTAGTGACATACTATCAACCAGTTAAACCATTAAATCGCTTTTGGTTATGCCCTTTACCTGCCATAGATGAAGGGCTTATTTGTGTTCCTGCAGGTTACGAACCCGCTAATATAGAACCTCAAAATCTTTCAGTTGTTGAGCGTAAGTTATATGAAGTAAACCCAGCAGATAGAGAATGGCTATCTGAACACTTTGCTGATCTCCCTCATTACCTAACTAAATATTTCGCAAATCGTTATATTTCTATTTTTGAGAAGCAAGGCCGCCCAGCCGCGAATACTTTCATTCGTGAAAAAATGGTACCCGCGCATAGGCGTGTTCTATTGGTACTTAAACAATACAAAAAACTTCCTACTACTTCTAAGGTTGCTTTGCTGAGTGAAGCGAATGATGACACTAAGCAAAGCAACTACAAGAACCAAACTCAACAGCAACAGTACTTTGATTTTGAACGAATAGAACAAAACCGCAAACCAGTAAGAAATCGCACTTTGGCCGAGTTGGAAATTGAAGAAATCAAAGATATGGCGTTTAAAGTTGCCATGATAGTTGACGGGTTTATTCGTATTGAGAGTGATAAATACCACGCTGAAACTGCATTAGGAACAGAAATGGCGGTCGTGTTCTCTTATGAACAAGCCGCTGTATTCGTCTGTAATACCTTTGGTATTAAGCCACCTCGCAAATATAAAGAACAATCGGAGCTTTCTGCCCTGCAAGATATTTCGCGCATGATAAGCGAAAAGTGGTGGTATAACCGTTTGATTCGATGCCGAAAAATTATGCGTGAGCACCTAGCCATTGCTATGGGGCAAGTCTCGAAACACGCTTCGCCTTATGCTTCATGGGACTGTATCCGAGAATACAAAGAACAACGCCAAAAGAACTGGGAATTTATCGAAAACTCATCTTTGTTCGATGAAGAAACAGGCGAAGAAGCCAGCTTAAAAGACATGGTATTAAAAAGCGTCTCGAACCCTGCTATTCGCCGCCATGAGTTAATGGTGCGTTGCCGTGGTTGTGAAGACATTGGCAACGAGTTAGGTCTACAAGGCTTGTTTTTAACCCTGACCACACCAGCCAAATACCACAACAGTTATAAGAAAGGCGGTTTCATTGGTCACTGGAATGGCGCAAGCCCACGTGATGCCCAAGCTTACTTAAACAATGTATGGGCAAAGATTCGTGCCAAATTAGGTCGCAAAGAAATTCGTTGGTTTGGTGTTCGTGTGGCTGAACCACATCACGATGGCACACCACACTGGCATTTGCTTATCTGGGCAAAGCCTGAACAGATAGATGCGATTGAAGAAATTTTTACAGATTACGCAATCCAAGAAGACAAACACGAACTGATTAACAAAGAGGGACTGCTGGACCCATCTGCCCGTTGTGACATTCAAGCCATTGACCCAGAACTGGGCACGGCTACGGGTTACATCGCCAAATACATTTCTAAAAACATTGATGGTTATGCCATGGATGATGATCTGGCTGATGAGACAGTCAGCATCAATCCAAAGACAGGTAAAGAAGAAGGCAAATCTGCTAAAGACATGGCGATAAACGTGAGTGCATGGAAAAGCCGTTGGAACATTCGCCAATTCCAATTCTTTGGTGGTGCTCCGGTTACGACTTATCGAGAACTGCGCCGCTTTGCGAGCCAGAACAAAAAAGCCTTTATGGAATACCTCTTCATGCAAGAGCGTGCCGACCTACTTACTATTTATTCAATGTTACAACGTGAACTCGTTGGCCCTATTAAGCCAAGCAAACTAATCACTAATGAAGAACTTCTAAAAGTAATTGGTGATAGTTACCAAGCACGAATCAAGAGTGATGATTCAAGCATCGTTGATACGTTAATCGCCGCCGATAATGGCAATTGGCAAGGTTACATCATGGGCCAAGGTGGTCCATTTGTTAAACGTGACGACTTGCTGATCAGAAATACCTATCAAGAATTACCGTTTGCGTCACCCCACGGTGAAATCGTTAGCAAGATTGAAGGCTTTGATGCCGCAGGCATGCTCGTCAAAACTCGCACTAAGAACTGGCAGATAATGCCAACGTCTACGTTAGACGCCCAACGTGAATCGGGGGCTCTTGCTCTTTCTGGAGCCTCTGGCTCCTCTCGGAGTTCTGTCAATAACTGTACGCTACCGCAGAAAGTACAGGTCAGCGATCAGCTTAAGCGATTATTAGAACCTTACTCAGTAGGTGGTGGGTTACCGCCAAACATTGATGGTTCAGCTCTAATCGCGCTGCAACAAGGTAGCTCAATTCGAGTCGATGATGAAACGAGTATAAGAATCCGCCCTGCGGAGCATCTACCATGCGGCACGGTTCGCCCAGCCCAGCTCGTTGAAGAGTACCGACCCAAGCCAGATTTAAGCTGGTTAGATGATTTCAAGGCAAAACAGCCTGGACCTTTAGCTGGAGAAGATGACGACTATCAATATGAACAGCCTAATTTGTCGTTCTTTCCTGAAACCGCTGAATGGCCGTTGATATAAGGTCCAAATTAATTATCAGAGTGATGGGGGATCTCGGTTCATAAAAACACGGTATGAATACTTACAAAAGTACTGTATATTTGTACAGTCTTTTGGTTTGGAGTAGAGCTATGTCATTAAAACAACAGGACATATTTTTACATGCGATGGAATTCATTATAGATGCTGTAGCACTCAGCACTGAAGGTGAAAGCAGAGCTGATGTAGGTATTTATTTGATGAGTTTATTGGTTGCAGACCAAAGAGAAGAATTGAAGCCAGATAAGTTAGCTGCGTTGAAGCAGTTAATTGAGATGGCTGATGATGTAGGGGGCTCTGAGTCTTAGCTTTAGGTTAACAGAGGTTCCTTACATCAAGTTGGCGCTGCAAAGTTGATAACTTTAACTAAGTTAGGAGTCGTCATATGTTAGTGACATGCCCGAAGTGTGGAAGCAAAACTCGCATTGCAACATCGCGATCCATCAGCTCAGAAACGAGAGAGCTTTATTGTCAGTGCTTAAATTTACATTGTGGAAGTGTATTTGTTGCGCATACGTCATTTTCGCACTTTATAGAGCCAACAGGTCAAAAGCCTAGTTCAGAATTACAACCTGAATTGTGTAAAGGCGATTTGAACCAAATTGGTATTTTTGATTAGTGAGTTGGGCGAGTATTTTGCTCGAACTCATAGAATTACCTTGTCAGTCATGGGCTTAAGCAGAATATAATAGAGGTTCTAATCCGTAGGGACCATTCAGAATGGCATTAACACAGAATCAAGTTAACGATTTAAAAAAAGAAGCTTGTACAAAACTTAAAACGAGCTTATCTCTTCCTTTTGACGTGCAGGGGAAGGCCGGGAAAATAATTTGGTGTAAAGAAGACCCTAATGACCAATTCAAGAGTATTTTAACAAAAAACTGTTTGCCGGTTCATGTAGCAATTCTTCCAAAGGTCAAACAAATGGGATTGGGAAAGAATCCTGGTATCGTTATCGGTTTGCTGCAAAAAGATACTCCCAAAGATCTGGATAAGTGTTTTTCGGATAAGGTTAGCTACTTTATGCCTAAAGGAGACATTACAAACATTACACAATTTCATGCATGGATTCAGCTTGACTTAGATGATGCACAAAGTGATGTTATTGATATAGTTGGTGCATACAATAAAGGTATCTCGGTAGATTATCTAAATCACAGCAATGCCAAATCTGCTGACCTTCGATATTTTCCCGTTTTGACTGAAGCAGGTGAAGTTTTTGAATTTCACGCTAAGTTAGTGTCTTGTTACTTTTTAAAGGAAGAAGCGAGTGTTCAAAATATGATTCATTATTTGCTAAACGTAGCACACCATCTCAGTGTCTCCAAAGACATAGTGCTGGGTAGCTTTGGGAGGTATTTAATTGGAATGATGAGGCCTAATAACGAGGTTATAATCATCCCTTCACGCAATCAAAGTATCAATGTTGAAGGTTGGCAAGGTGCGTTTAATCTTGGTCAAAAATATATAGATTTGGTATTGAAGGTCTACACGTTCTTTTATAGCTCCCGTAAAAAATAAACTTGTTAAATACGCAAGAAGACGATCTTTGAGGATCTCTAGATTGCCAATCTAAAACAGCCCTCGATGTAGATACATTGGGGGCTGTGTTCCAATACAACTACTGAAATGAAATGCGGTTCTAAGATCGCATAATTGCAGTGTTGAATTTTGGTGTGGAGGGGTGGGTGAGTCCGAACAGGGCCTGAGCGTCCAACTCCATCACTCACTTTATTCTCGCTGCCTAATTCTGATTTTCTTCTGTAGTTGGTGGCTTTTTGATGTGGGAACGACAGTACGAGCACGCTAGATGGAATGGGCTTAAGCTCAACATCCTTTCGACCGCCTTTGATGGTGGTAAGCGCTTGCAAGTGAGCGAAATCCCCTACGCGGACCTACCACACATCAAAGTCATGGGAACAAAAGCCCGTACCTACACAATTGAAGCGGTGTTCGTTGGCTCCAGTTCTCTGGCCGATGCCAATTCGCTCATTGAAAACCTAGAAGCAAAACCAACAGGCGAGCTCGAACACCCTTGGTTGGGTGAATTGCCGCTTGTCTTTGAAGACATATCTCAAAGCATCAGTACCAAAAAAGGCTTAGTCACGCTGAGCCTGAAGTTTGCTCGCGCTGGCTCTTCCCCTTCAATCACTGCTCCTACTTCAGTTCGTACAAAAACACAGGCCAACATAGTCGAGAGCTTGTCGAAACGTTCTTTCGTAAAAGAAGTAAACGGCTTGGATGTATCGGACATTCACAGGGTTCAAAGTGATGTCACAAGCGCATTGAACGTTTTGGTCGACATCACCAACCGTTTGAACCTTGAAGATGAAAACCTTCAAGACATTAACTACGCCATCAATAAAGCATTTTCGGCAGTGAGTAGCCTCAGCACCAACCCAACTGAGTTCGCTGACCTATTTTCTGCGTCAGTGAATGCGGTGGCCGATGGTGTTCAAGCTGAGCCTAATTCAAGTAATGAAGCGGTAGATAATTCACGCAGTGCTCAAGCTTTACTACTAGGTGAAGTGAAACCGGACACGCCAACTCAGCACCACAATGTACAAATGGTGACGGGCGCAGTGAAGATGAACAAAGACATCACACACCTAGAGAAAGGCGATCGTTTTGATATTACGCAGTCGGCTAAGCAGCCTGAAACCATCAATAATGATCTATCTACGTTGATTGTCGGTATCGATGAGCGCATCAAAGAGACCACCCAAGTATCGACGCTTGAAAGCATTGAGTTGTTCGACGCAGTCACGACATTAAAAAGTAATGTAAAGGTTCAGCAGGATAAGGTGGTCAGCGGCACTGCGCCTCATAGAACGGTGCAATCACCACGCTTTCAATCCGCGCTGACGATTGCGCACGATGAGTTCACTCAAGAAAAAATCATCACCAAAATGAATGCGCTGCAGCACCCGCTCTTCATTCGTGGTGACATTGCCGTGAGGGATGTGTCATGAATACGCTAACGATGCACATTGATGGCAAGCCGCGCACCTTCTATCAAGCGAATATCAACTACTCCATTGAACAGCTGGCCCACACGTTCAGCTGCTCAATTGAGCCTATGAGTATTGAAAGCCCGTTATCGGTCGAGTTCTTCCTTAACGACAAGTCGATTCTGATTGGTCAGATTGATGGTGTGTATCCCAATACCGATCCAAGCGCTCACGCTGTTTCCATTTCTGGCCGCTCGAAGAGTGCCAACATGATTGATTCACGCATCACGATGGATGCACTTTATAACTTGAACGTGGAAGAGCTACTTCGCCATGTCGCCAAGCCATATGGTTTGAAAGTGAAAAGCCTGGTGAAGAGTATGCCGGTCATCCCCGAGTTTCAGATAAATGCCGAATCACCGGTAGAGAACGTGGCGCAGCTCATTCGAGAGCAAGGCTTTATGTTGGTTGAGCGCAATGGCATGTTGATCATTGAAAACACCGCGCATGCAACTATCAGCAACATTGGCCTAGAAACGGGCAACAACATCGACAGCCTGAACATCAAGCGCACCTTCAATCAGCAATTTCACACCATTGATGTGCAAGGCCAGTGGGATGACGCAAGCTCACAGGTCGTCAATCCAAACGTCGATAGCTCACGCACCATGGTGATCACCTGTGACCAATTACAAAACCGAGAAGCTTGCCTGTCTCGTGCTAAATACGAGCGCAACCTCGCCATTGCTCAAAGCCTGACAGCATCAAGCACAATTGCCGACATATTCCCTGAGTTGGCCATTGATGGATTAAACCGAGTGATTCGAGTCGCTGACCAAGAGCAAAGCTTCAGTGAGATGTTGGTGATCAAGTCGCTTGGCCTATCAGTGTCTGAAAGCTCTACAGAAACATCGGTTGAGCTGTTTAGGCCGTTTAAGGAGCAAAGCTATGTCTAGTGCTCTGCAGCAACAACAGCGATTAATGGCCAGAATCAAAAACGTAATTGGTACCGGCACTGTCACAGGGGCAACCACAGGCCGGCTACAAATCAAAACCGCGACAGGCCGAACCAACGACAAGATAAAACGCGTGCACAACTACGGGTTTATGAGCCGTCCATTACCAGGGGCGAAAACTTACAACCTGTTCATTGGTGGAACCACATCTCGCGGCATTACCGTGAACGTAGAAGACGAACGTCACCAAATAGAGTTGCAGCCTGGTGAAGTCGCGATACTTGACGACAAAGGCAACCTTGTTCATTTCACGCAGCAAGGCATCAAGATACACGCCTGCGCAAAATTAGAAGTGATATCGGCGCAAGAAACCACAGTGAACGCAACGGCTGTGAACGTTACCGCACCTAAATCCACGTTTTCCGGTGATGTAGAAATCGGCGGTAATCTGAAAGTCACCAAGAACGCTGATGTCACCGGTTCTGTGGGTGGCGCGTCCGGTACGTTCGGCGGTGTCAAAGTTGAAAAGCATGACCACGACTACACCGACGATGGGACAACAAGAATAACCAAGGGGCCAAATAAAGGATGAGTCATTTCAACTTAACCGCCCTGACAGCACCGCTCAGCTCTACAGAGGGATTAACCCACGCCGTTCTGCAGAGTGTTTATAACTACGCCGAATCCACTCAAAACGATCGCGCCCGTATGGCAAGCAATAAGCGTGGCGGCACTTGGAGCAATGAGTTGATAAACGTGGTCGGCTCTCGTGATTGGACGCTCAAGCGAGCAAAGCTGACAGACGAAACGCTCAGCCTCGCTAAACGGTTTTGTGAAGAGTCGCTCGCTTGGCTCATTACAGACGGCCACGCTAAAGCGGTTGAGGTTTCAGTATGGCGAGAGAAGCCAAATCAGATGGGGCGTAATGTGATGATCACCTTAGCCGATGGCTCTCAGTTTGATGTTCCACTTTCAAAGGTTAACCAATGAGTACACAACGAAGCCTAGACAGTTTAATTGCACGCGCAGAAGCTAATCTGGTATCTACTACAGGGCAAAACAACCCCGCAACCAAAGCGATAGCCGCGGCCATTGCAGGCGTTAGCTATGGACAATATGGTTATCAAGATTTGCTTTTCAGGCAACTGCATCCAGAGACCTGCTCTGAAGAGTGGTTATACCTACACGCCAATCGCCATAAAGCCCCTCGATTGTTGCCCACGTTCGCAACGGGCCGAGTACAGTTCATTGAGCTTGATGGCACGGTGGTGATCAAGAAAGGCACCCGTTTAACACATGCTAATCATGAGTACGAAACCACCAAAGAACAATACAGCAACGTCCCCGTTGACGTTATTGCGCTTGAATCTGGTGTGGAGAGTAACCTCTCCGAAGGGACCGTGCTTACGTTAAGCGAAGGACTAAGCGGTATTGACCCAAACCGTGTGCTTTCACTTGGCATTGGCGGAGGCGCCAATATTGAAGAGCTCGAGCACTGGCGAGCGCGTGTCATCGTGGCATTTGAAAAGAACGAGCTGATTGGCAAAGCGGCAGATTACGAGGTGTGGGCGGTATCGGCTCACTCGGATGTGGATTTTGCTTGGGCGCTTGATAACACCCCAGAGCGAGGCATGGTTGAAGTGTATATCGGTGCTCGAGAAAACACCCCGACTTTAAGCGCCGAAGTGGTCAAGTTGGTGCAAAACACGTTTGAACAAAATCGACTCGCAGGTTGCCACCCATTGGCTCACCTACCAGAGCAAGCGCCAATCAATATCGAGATCCAAGGTATTGAAGACCAAGTGGTGCGAGACGATGTGGTCACTGCACTCGAAAACTTAGTGAAAGAGAAAATGGGCAACATCGACCGGACAACCCAAAAGCCAGAGTCCATCACCAACACCGAAATTGTTTTAACTGTCTCTACTGTGACCAACAACTTTATTGTTCGCTCTCCGGTTGGAGAAGTCGCCATTGAGAACAATCAGATACATGTATTAGGAGACCTGACGTGGACACCTCCGACTTAATTATTGAATACAGTGTCGGTGATTTTGAAGGCGCCTATCGAGGGTTATTACCCAAAGGTGAATATTGGCAAGACACCGAGAACCTAGAGCTTGCCAGCACCATTCAAGGCATTGCCAAAGACTTCAAGCAAACCCATGACGATATTGAACTGTCGCTATTAACCGAGTTTGAAGAGCAGCAGTTTGGTTGGAAGATTTCCGACTATCAACGGCTCTTGATGACTATGGGTTCAAACGGTTTTGTGTATGACGAAGCCGAAAGCCCAAACCTCATCAAAATAGACCTGTATAGCTACAACAATGAGGCGGCCTTTAAAGCACTAGAAGAAAAACGACTTCCTCACACCGAGTTTCATTGGATTTATCCTCTCGATGCAGAAACAAAGTTTGAACAGGTCACAGCCTTAACCATTAAGCCAGAATTTAGCTCTCAGCTTGAACTAGAAACTGAAGCACCATTCCTGTGCTGCACCGCCATTACATGGCAACTTGAAATAGGAGACACCGTATGAGCGCACTGCAAGCCATCCCTACTCAGCACGGGATAGACGTTTTAAACAGTGAGTTGAAAAATACTGTAACCAAGTACCGGCTCATTGGCTCGCTAACCCATGAGACACCAAGTGAAACACTGTATTCATTCTATGAAAACACCATTGAGACCAGTTACTACGATGACAATGGCGTTTTAACTTTCATCTTGAATTTGCCTATTGAGCAGCACTTTGATGAGTACCTATACCAAATCCATGTGCTTGATAGCAGCAATCAATCCGTGGTCGAGTGCTCGACGCCCAAAGTCGCCCTACCGAAAGGCATTGGCGGTATGGTCACACTCAAAGCGGCGATATCGGGTGAAGCTGGCGATGTTATCTTTAAGCACGGAGAGTTTGTGACTGAAACTGAGTTAAATGAATTGCACTTAGCGCCTATTCAATCTGATTTAAATCAGCTCAAAAATGTTTCAACTCAAGAGGTATTCGCAGTGGGGTTTATTGATAATGCAGCATACCAAGTGTTTCACCCTATACCAGGTGCAGTCTTAACCGTTCCGGAAACGGGGAAGTATCTTCTTAATGCAGCAACACGTTGCTGGGAGAAATTAAGAACAGGCGACTTTGCATTTTGGTCAATGGCTGTGTTTGTTAATGGCCAACAACGTTCCGAGCTAAAAGCTTTCGGTGTGAACATTCTTCAAACATATTCAAATAAAGATACAACCGCATCACTCAGTCATCCTGTTGAATTAAACAAAGATGATGTTCTTCAGATTCATGTCTTTATTTTTGGAGCCAATGGCTCACTGTCATTTTTTTATGGTGATAACGACAACGGTGGAGCCTGCATGTCATTAATTAAATTGGGGGCGTCATGAAGATAATTTTTGAATATGATTACCCTGTTGCCTTTGGAACCCATGGTATAGACACCGACATTCCATTTGAACACGCACGTAAAGTGGGCGGGGAAATCGTTGATGTGAGTATGGATACCACGTTTTTCATTGATAGTGGTGGTAGGAAGCATGTGCTCAATATAGATAACTATCAACAGTTGGATTGTCATATTAACGATGAATTGATTTTAGATAACGGCATTTGGCGAATAGAAACGGCGAGTGATGTGTATCAAATCAAACGAACCGATATAGCGCAGCAGCGGCAGTTAGAGTACACACAAAGAGTACGTCCATATTTTGAAGAAGCTGAAATCAAAAAGCACATGGGAGATCAATCTGAATATAATCGACTCATGGACTTAGCGGTTGAAGAAAGAGAAAAAGTTCAAACAGAAAACCCGTGGCCTACACCACCAACTAACTAATCCGAAACATATTCAAACCCAGCTCCCACGCTGGGTTTTCTCTTCCTGCTCTCTGAACTTCTATATCTCGACACTAGAAATGCCATCAGTCCCCTTTAAAACTCAACGAGATACACTGCTTATGGGGGAACTAATCATCTAGCTATAAGAGAGAAATCCATGAATGAATCAGAGGCAAAGGCACTCGTCGTATCACTACTCGATGTCACTGGCCTAAAGAAAATCTTAGCCTCCGTTAGTGCAACCCTAATCAGTTTTGGCGTGAATGACGCACTCCAAATTTTGTCTGTTGCGGTCGGTATTGGCGCAGGCATTATGGCTATTCGTCACTACGCTATTGCAACCAAACTCAGCCAAGCGCAGCTGGACAAGTTGAACTCAAAAAAAGAGGGTTCAGCATGAGCATAAAAACCAAAGCAGTACAGACTGTGGTGTGCTCTGTTGCCTCCGTTCTTGCCATTGTTTTTACCATTGATTCAGAGCTTACTACCAGTGAGCAAGGCCTCAGCCATGTCGCGAATGAAGAAGGTTGCAGGCTCAAACCCTACCAATGCAGTGCCGATGTGTGGACTGCGGGGCTTGGGCATACAAGCGGCGTCACACCCGAGATGGTGTTTACCGAGCAACAAGCGGCTGAGTATTTTGTTGAAGATATCTCAGCTGCCGAACAAGTGGTAAACAAACACATCACCCAAACCGCTAGCCAGGGCGAATACGACATGATGGTGAGCTTTGTCTTTAACCTTGGCGCCGGCAATTTCACGCGTTCGACCTTACTGAAGAAGTTTAACCAAGGTGATCATCAAGGCGCTTGTAAGGAGTACCCAAGATGGGTGTTTGTGAATGGTAAAGACTGCCGACTCAAGCAAAGCAACTGTGCCGGCATTTCTAAACGCCGAACCAAAGAACAACACGTTTGTTTGAATGGGTGGTGATCATGCTAAATCAATATCTAACTTTGTTTAAAGCCATTGCCTTTGCTGCCGTCCTTAGCGGTGTCGCTTATTGTTCGTATGACTACGGCGTAACCACCACTGAGGTCAAAGCCTTAAAAGCACAAAATGCCCTATGGGACAAAGTAGAGCAAAAACAAAACGAGGCTTTTCAGCTCGCCGTGAAGCTCGCGAACCAAAAGCCAGATATTCGAATTGAGTTTCGAGAGATAGAAAAAGAGGTGATCAAGTATGCTCAAAAGAGCAGTGATAAGCAGTGCGTTGTTAACGATCCTGACTGGATGCACATCCGCGCCCAATCAGTGCGAGCGCATAATCGAGCAATCGGTATTCAGCAACCCTCCACCATCCCTGATGGTGCCGCCAAAACCGCTACAGGTTACGAGCGAGACGCCGAAGTCTTAGCGGAAGATGTGGCGAACCTGCAAACCTGTGCTGAAAATGCTCAGAAGCTCTTATCGCTACAAACTTGGATAAGGGCGCAGCTTCTAGACGAGCTGCAGTAAAGATAAACCTATCAGTACTCGATACTAAGCCGCATCCAAACGTTTATATTCTTTAGGGGTGATGACCTGTTGCCCCACAACATCATTCAACTCTTGCATCATATCAATGAGCGGTAGCAGTTCGTTCTTGTGGAACAGCCAATCCACTTTGTTCAAATCCAGTGACGTAATACTCTCGCGTCGAATGCTCATCAACTCGATTGGCACACGGTGAACCGAAAGCACCTCGTTCATGGTTTGGTTCTTCACTTCTTTGTATGAGTCTTTAGCTTCTACTTGACCAATTGGCTTAAGTTCTGGAGCTTTGGTGTCTTTACCTTTGGCATTTACAAATAAGTTTTTAAACGCCATGCCTTCTTGAGCCTGCAGTTGTTTTTTTATGGCCTTTTCTTGTTTCTCTGTCATGGTTGGCTCATTCATATACAGCAAGTAACCGGCATGGTTACCGTTACGGTAGTACTGACGACGAAACAAGGTGGCATCATCGTTCAACCAGATAGAAGTCAAAGAGCTAATGTGACTAGGCAAACCATACAGCTCTTGCGCTACATCGTAATCGCCCAAGTGGAACACTTGGCCTTTCTTGTAGTCGATACGCCCGTCATCATCGTAAGCTCTTGGCTTATACGTCCAACCTAAGTCTTCACGTCTACGCATATACAAAGCAGGTATGTGTTTGAGCTTAATTGGCTCACCCAACCCTCCATAGCCTCGAATGACCTGTAAGTAAGCATTGCCAAAGGTTAAGTAGTCTTGAATAAAGCGCTTTGCATCTTGGCGTGAAAGCAATCCACTCAGCGCAATGGCATGCATTAACGTATTGCGCTTAAACTCAATCGCACTCGAATGCATCGGGTTCGTGCGCAGTGCCTTGGCTAAGGTATCGAGTGCAATCGGTGGTTCGTATAAACCATCAACCAACGCCACTTCTAAATAGCTCAGAATGTCGCTGTTCATCACGCTCACGGGGTTAGAAAATTCAATCTCTATCACTTGGCCTCTCCAATAATTAGGCTAGAAGAACTCGACACTGGTGTTGGTGTCATTGTTTATATCAATCGGCTCCCAACGCATTACATGCATCGAAGCCCAGGCTAAATCGGCATGAGAGCCAATTTTGCTGCGGTTAGAAACAAAGGTAATTTGGTTACTCACCTTAGTGGTCTGCTGGCGAATCATTAAGAACGAGTGAACGAGATCGTCCCATTCCGCTTCAAACTGTAAGCGGCCACTGTTAATAATTTCTCTCGACTTATAGGCCATCAGTCGTTTCACTTCAGGTGAGTAATCCAGCTCGACCAGAGCTGGGTAAAACTTACGAACCAGCTCAGCGGTAGCCGAGCCCACGCCACTGGTATCCATGGCCATGTACACCACATTGTATTTCTCAGTAATGCCGCGAATGGTGTCAGCCTGTTGCTCATAGCTGGAGCCTTTAAGGCGAACCCGCTCGATGAATCGGAAAATTCCACCTTTGCGCTTTGGCTTCAAAGCCACCACTAAGCCCGCATCATCCGAACTTTCACCCGTACCACCACCTCTTGGGTCATAACCGACCAAAACTTCTGCGTTACCCACTGGCCTTGCTTTCTCGTGGTCGACATCTTTCCAAAGTGACGAATCCGCTTTACAGGCCAGTAGTGCTTTCAGTGAGAAGAATGAAGCGCTGTCGTCCAAAAACTTACAACGCAATAGATTGTCGAAAATCTCTTTAACCGGATATTTGCGCTTGAGCTTATCCATGTTGAAGAAGGTCGCGCCTTTCTTAATCGCATCATCCACAGTGATCATTTGACGGAAGATAAAATCAACACCCAAAGCGCCAGCTTTTAGCGCCTTGTGGCTTATATCAATGCCGTGCTCTTTCTTGCCTTGCCATTTTGGGTAGGCTTCATGGGCCATGGTGGAAGGTGTTGAAATGTAAGTGGTGCGGAACTGCGATTGCATCGACATACCGCCCGCGTAATTATCTAAATCCGCAAAGCCCGGGATCCAAAACACTTCATCCCAATACATGTGGCCGTTAAAACCTTGAGAGGTCGCTACGTTGGTGGACATAAAACCAAGGTTCGCGCCGTTGCTGAGCTCGATGTCGTCCTTACCTTTTAGGTCAACGTCGCCAATCTCTAGCGCAAACTTACGAATGTAGTTCTTGAAGATGTACGACTGCTTTTTCGACGCAGAGATAAACACCTGGTTGTCGCCAGTCAGCACTGCATCTTCAAACGCTTCAAAGGCAAAATAGAACGTAAGACCAATCTGCCGCGACTTAAGATAAAAGCGCACTTCATTGATCTCATCGTTTTGCTTATGACCATGAATGTCCTTTTGGTATTCGAAGAAGGTTTTCTCTCGATACTCGTCCAACATCTCTTTGGTGATGTGGGATACATCGTTCTTCGTCTTATTTGGCTTGCGACCACGCTTATTCTCGCCATCACTTCGGCCAGCTGGTCGGTTGCGCCTTTGCTCAGCTTCATCACGTTTAAATTGCTGTTCGAGCAACATCTTGAGCTCACGCTCTTGGCTCTCAAGTTTTTGGTCAACCCACATCAAGTAAGCAATGCGCTGTCTCATCATTAATTCGACGGGCGCGTCATCCCTCAGCGTTTTCCAATCAAACTGAGTTATCCATTTTTGAACCGTGCGAGTGGCCACACTAACCGATTCTGCAATTTCAGCAGGCTTACGTTGGCGTAAAAACAATCCCAAAGCTTTCGTTTGGTCGGCGGTATAGAGCGGTTCGCTAACAACATTATTTTCCATGTTTGCATAGTGCTACAGCGCTTGTGATTACTCAGCTTGAACGATTTCTATATCAAGTGTTTAGAACTAGGACAAATACAAAAAGGCGGAGGCATTGGGTAAATTGGAATCATCGAATTTAGGAGAGTTTAGGCATGTTCCAATCAGAGCTAATTTGTATTTTACAGGCAGGAGCAACCATTGATGGTCGAGTCATTGAGCAAAAAATCATTGATGAGATTGCAGAAACTTACAACCCAGACGTTTATACAGCTCGAATCAATGCAGACCATTACCCGTGGAGCAGCAAGTATGGCTCTGTCCTCTCTGTCGAAAAGAAAGAAGACAAGCTATTCGCTGTACTGAAACCAAACTCAATGCTTTTACGTATGGCTGAGCAAGGACAGCTTTTACATACCTCATGTGAGTTCTATGAAAAGTTTGCAGATACAGGGAAAGCTTACCTGACCGGATTGGCCCTGACTGATGAGCCAGCATCGTTAGGTACGACGCAGATTCAATTGTCGGCTAACAGTAAAGATAAAGCGTGCGTTCCAACGAGCTTTCAAATTACCCCAGAACAACTCTCGAAAGACACCGAGGAAGAAGCCTCGATACTCCATACATTTAAACGCTGGCTTAAGGGCGAAGGTGAACTTGAGCAGCTCTCACAACAACAGGAAGAAGACGACATGAGTAAAGAACTTGAAGAGCTACTCAAGCAAAGCATTGAGCAAGGTAAAGAAAATCAGCAACAACTCAGCCAGTTAAATGAACAAGTTGAAAAGCTAAACACCAATGGTAAGCCGCCGGAGCAACCTGCTGAAGCTGAAGACAGTACGGATGTCACCGAACTAAAAGATCAGGTAGAGACTCTGTCTTCACAGGTAGAAAACCTAACCGGTCAAATTGAAAAGTTCAGTAAGTTAACCGATGAAGAGCAGCGCAAGTTAGCCGGCGAAGGTAATGACGAAGAGCGCTATTTATAGGCTTCGACACGCCCTCAACCCATAACGAATTGAATTAGGTAAAAACATGCAAAAGCAGACCAAAATAAAACTCAGCGCCTACGTGAAAGCCGTGGCAGCGCAAAACGATGTAGATGATGCGACCGAGAAGTTTAACGTGAGCCCTAATGGTACTCAGCGCATTATCGCGGCTATCCGTGAAAGCAACTGGTTCCTTAACAAAATCAACATCATCTCAGTGAAAAACCAAAAAGGTGAATCCATTGGTCTTGGCGCTACAGGCATGATTGCCAGTCGTACCGATACGTCGGGCTCGGGCAAACGTACACCAAAAGATCATTCAAGCATGGGGGCAATGCCTTACATGTGTGAGCAAACGAATTTTGATACCGCGCTTCGTTACGCAAAACTGGACGCGTGGGCGCATCATAAGAACTTCAACGCATTGATTAGTAAAGCCACCCGAGAGCAGATTGACGCCAATAAAATCACGATTGGTTGGTATGGCGTAAGTGTCGCTAAAAATACCGATGCTAGCGCCAACCCGAACGGTGAAGACGTGAATAAAGGTTGGTTCCAAGCCATGCGTGACCATAACGCAGAGCGCTTAATTACCACGGGACAAAAAGCGGATGGTGAAATTCGTATCGGTGAAGGTGGTGACTTCATCAACCTAGACCTAGCTGTGCTAGAAACGAAAAACCTACTGCATGACGCCTGTGAAAATGATTCAAACCTTGTGGCCATCATCGGCTCTGACTTGCTCGCTTATGACAAAGCCAAGTTCTACGAAGCGCACGGTAATACGCCAAGCGAAAAAGGCAAAATTCAAGAGCTGCAAGTCATCGGTACCTATGGCGGTCTGCCTGCAGTGAAAGTACCAGGTTTCCCATCAACGGGCATCATGGTGACCAGTTACGACAACCTATCCATTTACATTCAAGAAGGTTCAGTTCGCCGCTCTGCAGGTAAGAAGAACGATGAAAAAGACCAAATTGAAAACTTCGAGTCGATGAACATGGCTTACGTGCTCGAAGAAGTTGGTAAGGCCGCAGCCATTGAATTCAAAAACGTGAAGCTATGGATTAACGAGGCTTGGCATTAAGCCTGCCATTACAAACTAACACCCCCTCAATGCAGGCTCTATTGCTGTTTCAGGTGCGCTTTGGTGCTAACTGTTATTCGCGATTGTCGGCCTGCATTCCCTAACCCAATAAGGATGCATCATGGAATTTGTCGGTGATAAAAACGAGCGCTATGAATCTGAGTTGCCAGCCCAAGGCAAATATCCAGCCCTGAAGATTTCAGAGTTTCAGTCTCTGTTCCATTTCCAAAGTAATGAAACAGAGGCAGGCATTCTGCATCACGTAACGGTGTCACGCATTAAGGTGCATTCTGAGTTGAAAGACACCTTAGTGCCTTTTGCTAGTTTGGCGGAGTTATCTCAAGAACGCTTTGGTGATGATGACTCGGCCAAAACACTTTACAAGCAAGCCGTATTCGCACTGACCGCCGCTCAACTGATTAGCGTGCAAATGAGTGGTGACGCCACCGCCGAAGCAGCAGACCGACAAGAAGCGCTCACCAGTAAGAAAGAAGAGTGTGAAGTGCAGTACCGCCAAGCCATAGACATGTTGATTCACGCAGAAGAAACCTACTGCTTTGAGAGGGTGTAATGAAAGCGCTGCAAAGCTTAACGGACTTATTCAAAAGCCATGTGACAGATGCGGCCAAAATGGATGTGTGGGCGGAGGATGGCGCCTTATTTTGTGGTCAGGGTTCAGATGTCGATGGATTTGAAATTGAGTATACCGCCATCATTTTCTTGCAAAGCGCCAAGTTAGAGCCGCAAGTGTTGTTTATGCAATTAGTCAGCTGGCTCAATAAATTTGACCCAGAGCGAGCCGAAAAAGGCTTGCCTATGCCGACGTTCGCGCTAGAGCCTCTCGATAAAGGTGCGTTTGATCTCAAGCTGAAAATTGATATTCGTGAAGAGTTCAACCTTCAAGAAAACGAACAAGGAAATTGGAAGCAAGGTGATACCCGTTATGAATGTGTCAGTGGCTTTGAAGCGCGAGCCGATGAAGACCAGCTCGGTGAATTGGTCTACTTTGTCGGCCACTTAGATGATTTGCCATGAGTGAGTTAACCCTCGCGACGCCTGAGCAATTGACTCAGGCTGTGGAAAGTTTAGTGCTGACGGCCAGTGATAAGTTTGAGCTGAATAAACGCATGGCCAACCGCGCAAGGCAGTTCTTTCGTCAGCAAATTCGCGCTCAGCGAGATATAGACAACAACCCGTACCAAAGCCGAACACGGCGAAAAACAACCCAACTATGGGATGGCACTCAAGCGCAGAACACCGTGAACAATAAAAACATGTTGCTTGGTTTTGGCCAGGCGTTAAGAACTCACGTTACAGAAGAGAGCTTTGAGGTTGGTCTAAAAGGCGTCGCAGGTCGCATTGGCCAAGAGCACAACCAAGGCGCTCAAGTGTCATTTACGACTCGTGTTAATGGTCACTACAACAGTAAAACAGGTCAATGGACAGGTGGCGTGAAAGCCAAACGCAATTACCAAATGCCCAAACGAACCTTCATTGGTTGGACGCCTGCTCTAGAGCGAGAGTTACTCGCCATGGCAGCGGAACACTTTGCACTAGAGGATGCAGCGTAATGGATAAACAACAAGTCGAGAAAACGGCGCTACCCACTTTCAAGATTAAGCCAGCGAAAACAAGCTTAATCGTGAAAGACCCAACAACCCGAGAGCCACTGAAAGCGGCAGGTGAAGATAAACCCCGTAACGCTTACTGGCTACGTCGACTCGCTGAAAAAAGTATCGTGGTCATCGATAAAACCGCCAAGCCCACAGCCCAAAAGGAAACTAAATAATGAGTATTGGTTTTGCTGAAGTACCCAGCACCGCTCGCGTTCCCGGTGTCTACATTGAAATTGATAATAGCCTGGCAAACAGCGCAGAAGACCTGCAAGTTATCTTGGCGATCGGTAATGCGGTCAGTGACGCAACGGTCGCGCCAAACAAAGTCACGCTTTGTATGGATGAGACGATTGCGGCAGCTTCGTTTGGTGCCAATAGCGACATAGTGGAAATGATCACCTATTTCCGTAAACAAGATAAGACCATGCCTATCTTTGCGGTCAGTGTTGAAGATAGTGATACCGCAAGCGCCTTAGCTACATTGGGTGATGTTCAATATCACCACATCATGTGCTCATTGAATGACAGCACCACCATTCGTGAGTTAGGGACTTTTCTTGAAGAGCGATATGGCGCATTAGAGCAAGTACCAGGTATCGCGTATCTACCCAAGAAAGGCACACACGCAGAGCTCATCACCTTTGCACCAACAAGCAATTGCGCGTTGATCAACTTTCTGCCCATCAATAACTTGGGTGACTCTGCAGAAGCGCCACTGTCTGACGCGGCAGCGATTGGCGCATGGGTTGGGCAAATCGCCCCGTCACTGGCGATTGACCCTTGCAGGCCACTGCAAACACTCAAGTTGAACGGTGTTTATTCACTGGCAGCACAAGAATGGGACTGGGCTGAACGTAACCTCTTTTTGTATGAAGGGTTGAGTACGTACACGGTGAACTCAGCGAATGAAGTGTTAGTCGAACGTGCCGTTACCGCTTACACAGAAAACGCAGCTGGCGTAACGGACAACAGTTACCTCGATGTCATGACACCGGCAACCGCCATGTATTTTCGTCAGAAACAACGTTCGTTGATCTTAAGTGTCTACCCTCGCCACAAGGTAGCGAAAGACGGAACCAAGTTCGCCAAAGGTCAGCCGATTGTTACGCCGACTATGTTCAAAGCCAAGCTGTTGACCTTGTATCGAGATTTGGAATACCAAGGCATCGTGCAAGATTTCGATGGCTACAAAAAGTCACTCATTGTCGAGCTCGATGAAACCAACAAGCAGCGCGTCAACTACCAAGATTCACCGCAGTTCGTGAACGGTTTGATTATCGTTGCAGGCAAAATTCAATTTAGGAAGTAAGTCATGGGAACAAAAATTACTAGCCGTGCAGTCCTTAACGCCGGCTCATTGGGGCGCCTTCCCATCAAAGAAGGGGCGGAATATGGCCTCGGCAACATGAAGCGCGAAACCATAATGGGTGACGATGGCCCTTTGGGTTTCTCTGAGCAATTCTCGGATGCGCCTTTTATTAAATGCACCATCATTCACGCTCAAGACACCGATGAGAAAGCCATTGCTGATTTTGTGGGTGAAGACATCACTTTAGAAACGAACACGAACCGCGCTTACACCTTGAAAGGCGCATGGACAGTCGACCCGCTTACCGTTGCGGTAAAAGATGGTCAGCTTGAAGTGCTCTTCAACGGTGACGAACTCATCCCGCAGTAAGGAGAAAGACCATGTTATCCATACTGATGAAACGAGAGGCTCAGAAGGCAAAGCCAGAACCGGTTGAAACCTTTGAAGCGATCGACAGTGTTGACGCTATAAACGAGTCAGCAATAAGCCAAGCCGTTCGCACCGCTTTTGCTGATAAGCCCTGGGAAAAGACGCAACTCGTGTTTAAGCAAGACCAAAGCTACTTGCGCACCTTGTCTGGTTCGAAAGAGAAAGATCCGTACAAGCAAGAGCTCATTAACAAGTACCGACCATTGGTTGAAAAGCTACTGGACACTCACAAAGGCGACTACGGCAACCTCGATGTGATGTGGTGCTTTTATATGTGGCACTTTGACCTTGGTCAGTTTGAAGAGATCCACGATGACTTTCGAGCGGCCATCGATGGCGGGTTAGAAACACCGGCTAATTTCAAAGTGAATGGTCAAACGGGCTTCTGTGATTACGTATTTAAGTACACGCACAAAGCGCACACCGAAAAGAAAGCGTACAAGCGCGAATACCTGCTTAAAGCCGTAAATGATTTACTGGCGGGTGAGCTTGCTACCAACGCCCCACTTAAAGTGAAAATGTTCCGCCTTGTCGGTGACTGGCACTTTGAAGCAGGCGACAAAGAAAAGGCGCACAACCTGTTTGAGATAGTGATGAAGCTAGATCCAAACAAAGGCGGCGTGAAGAAGAAACTTGAAGCATTACAAAAGGAGCTTGGCTATGACCAACCCCATTAAAGACGAGTCACAAGTCAAGGTCGCGGAGCTGGCCTCGCCTATTGAAAAAGACGGCAAAGCGCTTACGCATATTGATATCAGCAAGCCACACTCTGGGCATTTGCGCGGGTTGAGCTTGATAGATGTGTGCGGAATGAAGTTTGAAGCAGGACAAACGCTATTGCCTCGAATCTCTTGCTTGAATGAGCGTGACATTATCAATATGCCTCCAGAGAACTGGGCGCCATTGCTCACGACGCTTGCCTCTTTTTTCGTCGCGACGGAATAGTGATAGAGCGAGTTGAAGACTATTACGCAGATATCGCCCTTGTGTTTCATTGGCCCCCAAGCGAAATAGACAAACTCAGCTACGACGATCTATTACTGTTTCGAGAGCTGGCCAGAAAAAGGCACGAACAAACACCACAAGAGAGCGAATGAGCTCTCTTTTTTTGTATCAACAAAAGGCTATCCAGAATGAAAATGAAACTGTCTGTTCTCATGGATATGAAAGATAAAACTTCAGCCGTTCTCAAAGGGATGAGTGGCGAGAGTGACTATTACGCCAAGTCCATCAAAAAGGTACAGAAGACACAGGCTGATGACTCTGCCGCAATGGGGATGATTGATTCTTTAAAAACGTCACGAAAAGCGATGGACAAGAACGCCATTGCGGTTGCTGCGGTCAGCGAAAAACTTGAAGAGTTAAAAGTAAAAGCGGCAGGCGTTGAATCCCCAAGTGCGGCTCTAACGGAGAAAATCACAAAGCAACAAGCTCAGTTGAGCAAGCTGAACACCGAGCAAGAGGGTTACAAATCCCATTTAGAGAAGCTCGACACCCAATTAAAAAAGACAGGCGTGAATACGGGAAATCTCGATGGCGAGTACGACCGACTGAATCGAAGTTATAAGAAACACGGTAAGGAGATAGGAAGACTCAGTAAGCGTTATACCACCTTACAAAGAGTCATGAGCCCGATTCAAAAGCTGAACCGTTCCATCAAATTTCCCAAGGTCGGCGCTGCAGCGGCAGGAAAAGGAGCCGCGCTGTTAAGTGGTTTGAGCTTTGCTGGGTTAGTAACACAAGTGAACGGTGCAGCAGGTGAAATGGACAACTTGGCAAAGACATCAGCTAACCTAAAATTACCTATTGAAGAACTTCAAGCCATGCAATCCCAAGCTGAACATGCCGGGGTAAGCTCTGATGCACTGTCTAACTCGATGCTTCGCTTTACCAAGCGACTTGGCGTGTTGCAACAAACGGGTTCAGGTGCGTTAGGCTCTTACCTCAAGAAGAGTGAGAACGCGCTGCATAAAGACTTACAGGGCGCGAAAGACACTAAGCAGGCTTATGAGATGCTCCTTGAAGAGTTCTCTCAGCTTGAAACGCCACAAGAGCAAATGGCTTTTGCGGACGCGGCCTTTGGACAAGACGGTCGCAAAATGCTGATCATGTTACGTGAAGGCACAGAAGGGTTAACAGCAGCAAGAAAAGAACTCAATGCACTGGGTGGCGGTGCGACTGCAGAAGATGCGGCGAAAGCGGAAGCCTACAATGATGCTCTGCAAAAAATCGAAGAAAGCGTTCGCTCTATGAAGTTTGCAGCACTTGCACCCATCATGGAAAAAGCAACCAAAGCATTCACCCAGTTTTCTGAGAAGTTTAAGAATACTGCTTGGCGAACCGACTTTATTGAAAAGCTTATTCAAACCGTAGACGGCCTTTATCAAGGATTTGAACTGCTGGGTAAAGGGCTTATTTGGTTAGCGCAAAACTTCAAAGGGATTCTGGCGACGGTCGCCATTCTAAAAGTGGCGTTGATTGCTTTGAATGCTGCCGTTTTAGCAAACCCAATCGGACTCATGGTGGCCGCTGTTGCCGCTGCAGTAATCGCGATTACTTATTTAATCGATAAGTTCATTGGCTTAGACAAAGTCATTAAATGGATTGGTGACGGCATTGGCTGGTTATGGGGTAAATTCAAAGCGCTGATCAACAAACTGCCAGATGCGCTCATCCCCGATGGGTGGAAAATTCAAACTGATGAAGCTGGCCAAGAAGTCGATAACTTAGCAGCCAAACTCAATCGTATTGAAGATAAGAGCGCGACGCTTGGCATTACGACCAATGAAACCCAAAACAAAACTGAGCGAACCCAAACCGAGCAGGGATACCACGCTTATCAAGCTGGAGGGATTCAGCCTATTAAGCAGAGCACAGCGTATAGCCCACTGGGTAACCAAACTGTCAAAAGTAAATCTGAAGTGTCATTGACCATCAAATCGGATAAGCCGGTTGCGATCGATAAAGCGAAAAGTGAAAAGGGCACTGACCTAAATTTGGATGTGGGGAATATGGCGACAAGCTTTTAATTTATAGAACTTGTCAGGGAAGCATTAGGAAAGGCTTATTAGTTGTTAACTGGCTCGATGTTGTAAGCAACGGTGATTGTAGTTCTTACAAGCTTTGTTAAAAAATGAAGCTTGAATGAGGGAGGAGTATATATGGTTGTTAACCCACCAGAGCTAGATCCGTTTTTTCGATTCGTTCGAGTGGCTATCGTTAAGGCTCTTGGAGGTAAAGAGTACGCTTGTTTACCAAACGAGAGCCTTGAGCAATATATATCAACAGTAAACCCTAATATCATGCCTTTGCTTTACGACTTCTTTGTAAAGTTCGATTACTTATACGTACTACGCCTGTCTAATTCCACATTAAATGATGAAGAGTCAGAAGTGTTGTTATCTGTTGAAAACTTAATTTATGAAGTGCAACTTACAATTATGTAG